TGGTTTATTATTTAATATTTATTGTAATGAACTTGCTGCTGTTAATGTATAAGAATTAGAAGGCAAGTTGATGCTACTGTTACTAAAAAAACTATTACTGCCAGTAGTAGTTCCTAATCCAGAAGAGGCAATAGATGTACCTCCTCTAATGGCATGACTAGGAACATTTAAAAATTTCTTACTATAATTTGAACATTATTTGCATCTTCAGCAAACTCTTCAGGAATTTCTCTAGTTATTTTAAACACTAAATCTTTTTCTGATTTTGCTAATGCAAATTTAGGATCAATAATAATTTGCGAATCTACATATTCGCCATCTTTGTCATGCTTATGGAAAAGCACAGAATACTGAAATAATTGTTTCATTGGTTTATTGTTTAATTGTTATACTCATAATCAAGGATTTGTCCTACAAGATCACTACGATGGTTCTCTTTTAGTTTAATCCATTTAATACCATCAATCTTCTTAGAAAGATCAATAGCATAACTAAGTCCGTTATAGCTATCTCTGATATCCTTTTGTTCGTTATCACCATTGATGACAATCTTACCTGTTTTACCAAGTCTAGTTAGAATAGCAAGCATCTCAGCCTTTGTAAGGTTTTGTGCCTCCTCTACAACTAATATATCATCAATAGTTTTACCACGAATAAATTGTACAGGATAAGCTACAATGCGTTCATCTTTTACCATAGCTTGAATCTTTACCTTGTCAGCACACTTAACCAAGTTTTCTTGGAATGCTTCTAAGTAAGGATTAAACTTATCATCGAGACTTCCAGGTAGATAACCTAATGAGTTACCTACTTCTATAGTAGCACGAGTGATGTAGATGTGATCACATTGTTTCTTGTTCAGGAAGTCTAATGCTGCTAGCGCACACACTAAACTCTTTCCTGAACCAGCTCTACCTGTTACAATGACAACCTGATGGTCTATAATTAACTTTCTAGCTTCTTTCTGCTCCTCGTTGAGATTAACATTGTATTTAATCTCTTGTTTTCGCTCACGATTTGGTTCCTTCATGCTTTAGTTTTAACAGCTCTCGCCTTTTGTTAACTTCTTCGTACTTGTACATATCACCTTCTACGGCAGTATGTTCGTCCAAAGTTAATAAAATTATGTTAGATTCCTCATATGCAAGCTCAGGATATTTTTCTTTTGGCATGATGTGATGAAAGTAAGTTGACATTGGTTCACTTCCTAAGTAAGTACCACTTACCTCAGAATAATGTTTTCTCTTATTCCATATCTCCATAAAGAAAGATCGCATCTTGTTAATCTTCTCTTTGTCTACAAAAGCTTTAACCTTTGTAGTTATTCCTAACTGCCTAGAAGCAGGTAAGGGTTTACGCTTAACATGATTAAGACATAAACCCTTTGACCAGATTCTATTCTCGCAGCCTTCTACGCTGCATGTTTTCATCCTTTAAATTTAGATAGTTCTCTATTAATGTACCAGATAGCTTTTTCAAGATCCTGTTTCTTATTACCTTTCTTATCAGCTCTAAGAATATATTTAACAGCGTTACCTAATGAAAACCCTAAGCTATAGTCTTCTATGATGTCTATAACTTCCATCTTGTTACCTTGGTAATGGTCAGGATGGTTAACCATTTCTCGTTCTTGTATTTCTTTCATAACTTTACGTGCTCCATAAGGATCATCTCCTAATGCTTTTATTTCTTCTTGTAACACTTGTTTTCTTCGCTCAATCTCTGTTTGATTGACTTCGTGTATTTGTTCTAGTTCATCTGCCAGTACTGCCATGTCCTTCTGTTCCTCTAGATGTTTCTGATAATTCTTCTACTTCTACAAACTGTGCTAATGGCACAGGCATGATTACTAACTGAGCAATACGATCACCTACATTATAGATTTTATATGGTTCTTTGTAAGCTGCTTGATCTCTGTTAATCATATTAAATGTAACCATAATCTCACCTCTGTATCCTGAATCAATAACACCAACACAGTTAGCCATTGATAAATCATAGTTACGTACAGAAGAACGTGGGAACACAAGTCCCACCATTCCTTCTGGTATTTCTACAGCTAATCCTGTACCATAAAATGCCTGATGTCCAGACATATCAACTGATGTAGCTACAAGATCTGCACCTGCATCTCCTGGTTTGCCAAACTTAGGCTTCTGTGCTTCCGCTACTAACTTCTTGAATTGTATCTTCATTTTCTTCTTCGTTTAATACTTCCTCTGTAGGAAGTTCTGTTTGATTAATTTTGTTAATAATATCTTGACGTAGTTTATCAAAGAATTCTTCGTTGTCCTCTAATAGAGTTCTGAATTCATCAATGTCATACTTGTTCTCGTTATAAGTGATAGTCTTACCATACTTACGTAAGATTTCAAACTCATTAGATAATACTAAGATCTCACCAATGCGATCAATACCTTCACCATATACCACCTCGAACTGAGCTAGTCTATAAGGAGGAGACATCTTGTTCTTTACAGACTTAAGTTTAGTAACATTACCATATTGGAAATCACCATCCTTAGCTGCTGACTTGGTAACTTCTATACGAACATCAGCACCATACTTTAATGCATGACCGCCTTGAGTTGTAGTAGGATTACCAAACATAACACCAATCTTCTCACGATACTGAGAAACTATAATAGCACAGGTGTTATTTCTAGCTAGTGCAGTTTTCATCTTAGGATATGTATCACTGTTCAACTTAGCCTTACGACCAATGTTAGAATCACCTACATCACCATCTAAGATCTTCTTAGGAATCAATGATGAATCTGAGTCAATGATAACAAGATCAATCTCTCCAGTGTTGATTAAGTCTAATGCAATATTGAAACCCTCCTCACCACAAGATGGCTGAGCTAGTAACATTGCATCTACATCTACTCCTAATGCTTGGAAGTATTTCTTATCTACAGCATGCTCGCCATCGATGTATAAAACTTTACCTCCATTCTTTTGACAGTTAGCTACAGCATGTCCACAGATTGTAGACTTACCTGAACCTTCCCATCCCATAAGCTCGTAAAGTTTACCCTTTACAAAACCTCCTACGCCTAACACAACATGATCAAATCCTATAGATCCTGTTGAGATAAGATCGTATTCTCCATACGCTTTTGTGTTTAATGTAAGCACTGTACCTACACCATACTTTTTGTTTAAAGAGTCCAATGCGTCCTCTAGCTTGGATTTACCCGAAGCTTCACTTGCTTGCTTTTTTGCCATGATTTAGTTTTTTTGTTATATGTAAATTTACGAAATATTCATTAAAAAAGAAATAGCCTAGACGTAAAACACCTAGGCTATCTGTACCATTTTTCACTTTAATTTAATTCACTATGGAATAAAATATTTTTGATTTGTCCCCGCTGTGTGTCTCGGATAGTATGGACATTCTCTGCACATATTGCCACAGCAAGTACCTCTACTAGAGAGATACTCGCGTGACATTGTGACTTTCTTACTCTGTGGCACAAGCTCCGCCTGCACAGGCTGCAACTTGTCCGAATTCAACGTTGTCGTTTGCTTCTGTGACATTGGTTAAATCTAGTTCTTTAAGTGTAACAATTCGTTTATTATATTCTTCTTCTGTAATATCTTCAAACGGTGCTTGTTGATATGTTCCACCCCAATAAGGTAGTACAGATAGACCATTATAAGTATCACGATTCAACCACATCCATTCACCTACAACTTCCCACTCATCATATGTACCAGCTCCTTTATCAGTAAGAATAGTATTATATGTTCTATTACTATCAATAGAAATAGTAGCTGATACGTTATGAGTGTTATCACCATTAACGTGTCCTGCTTTAATCCATTCTGTAGAGAAACGCTTAACACGTTCTAATGTATCTATAGCTGTCTCAGTACGTAAGATAGAACCTTCTGGTGCTTTCACTGGAATACGTACACAAACTGTATCATTAGGACGTAACACATCATCTTCACATAGCTCTGGATGATTTTCCATCAAATATACAGCAATATCTTCATTTTTGTTGAATCTCATTGTACGTAAATAGAAATCATTATGCCAAGCATGAATACCAGATGCTGTTCCTAACACTAAAGATGTTGTGCCTGAAGGTTTGATACAAGTTACACGAGCTGCCTCGTTTGTACCAATCTTAGCAGAGATCATTTGGTTTACAGTTTTAGCTACATCTGCAGCAACTTTTAAGTCATACTTCAAGATTTCTCCTGAACCAATACCTGTCATACCAATACCTAACAAAGCATCTTTCTGTGTAGTCTTAGCCCAGATAGGACGTAAGTAATGGAAGTCAAAGAATCCTGCTTGTAGAGTACCAAAGAAAGCAGCTGCTGCTACACGAGCATTCAGATCTTCTTGGTCTGTTACATCAGATACATTCACCTCACATAAGTTACAGAACTGATAAGGACGTAGAGCAATCTCACAACAAGGATTAGTTCCCCAATCTTGGTTATTAGACCAATAGATACCAGGCTCTCCTGATCCAGATGCTTCTACACGTTTCCATAGAGCCATGAATTGTTCTTTACTAATTTCACCACGA